GTAACCCTTACCCAGCTTCCTGTTTCAGTAAAGGTTGGTTTCATTTCTGCGTTGGGTTTTCTCCAACAGTACCCTACATCTTTTGTAAAGATAGAAGGTCCACTTGCCCACACAAAAGCATGGCCACCATTATACCAAGCCTTGAAAGGTTGTAGGTCAACTTCTGCAAATGTCCTAGAGAAAGACACCAGATTGATGGAAGTTTCTGCACCCTGACGAAGGACACGGTTGCCCATGAACTGACCACCAAGGCTCTTAGACTGAAGCAGTTCCACGTTCTGTGCTTGCCAAATAGGTGTATAGCTAGGCATAACACCAGCAGGGAATACAAACCTATCACCAAGCATGATGATACCAATGACAGGGTTTGCAGAAGCAGCAGAGATATAGACACGCCAGTAACGGGCAGAGAAGTCAGCAAAGATAGCCAAGATAGGACTATCATCTGTGGGGGTCATCACTGTACTTTTTGTGGTCCATGTAGTGCCGTCAGGCGATGACTGTAGGTAGACTGTAGCACCACTAGAACCAAGGGTATGACCGATAAGAGCAACACTGTTGACAGTCTTAGCAGAACCAAGATCACCTTGAACCCAAGCTGGAATGGCGGTAGGTTGCCAATAGTCATAAGTGGATTCTGTGATACAGTTAGCCACAGGACCAAGAGCATTAGACGTAGATGCAGTTATGGTAACAGTGCTATAGGACAGTAAGTTATCCCATAGCACCATTGGAAGTGTAGCATCGTCAGTTGGAGTTCCGTTAATGTAAATCATCGTGCCACCTGAAAGACCATACCACGGTTTCGGTTCTCTTTGTAGAGACTATCAAAGAGTGTAGAGAGTTGTTCACCAGTGAAGATGTCCGTGGGTTTAATCCCTTGGATCATAACACTTAGTGGTGTTGCTGGTGCAGCGGTTGCAGTTGTACCAACAGAAGCAGGAGAGCCACCAGATATGCTACCGCCTTTTGCAGAAGCAGTGCCACCAGACCTAATAGCAGCAACAAACCCAAGACCTGCGGAGATAATAGACGCAGCCGCCGCAAGGTTTGCGGGGAATGGTAACTTCAATGCAGCAGCAGCACCGACATAGGTATCTGCCAAGGCTTGTGCAGCACCAAAGATTTTAGCCATCTTAGCAGCCTTTTCATTGTGTGCACCAAGAGCAGCCAAGACTTGCGCCCCAGAACCAAGTACAACAGAGAGGTTGTTCTGCTTAACTGCTTCTTTAATACCAGCCATACGTTGTTGGTGTTCTGTCTCAAGACGAAGTTCGGCTTCATGTCGGCCACCAATAATTGCAAGTTCTTTATCAGAAGCAGATTGGAGTGTAACTTGGCTTTCTTCATACCAAGCATCGACAACTTCTTTCTGAGTTTGAAGGGAATCAAGTAAGGCTTGAACTTTATCAATTCCACCACCACCACCACCAGTTTCAGGTGCATTGTTCTCTTCAAGAATAGCCGACCTTGCTGCATTTACAGCCGCACGATTTCCAACAATATCAAGTTCTGGCCTACCAACAAAACCAGCAGCAGCGGCTTGAACTTGTCCTTGCTTTCTTAACCTAGCCGCATCCATCTGTACCATGCTAGACAAAACCGCACTCGCAGCAGTTCTAGTATCTGCCATTGCAGCAGCAAGTTTATATGCAGCAATAGCCGCTTTATCTAAGATTGGAGGAAGTTCTTTTAGCCCAACAGATATTGAACTAGTTTCTCCTGCTAACATATGAAACACTTGTTTTAGGTAGTTTGCCTTATTGGCAGCATCTTGTTCAGCAACAGCCTGTTCTTTTGCAAGACGAAGCTGTTCTTGTTTCGCCAATACAGCAGCGCGTTGTAAACCACCAGCAATAGAAAGGCCGCCATTAAGCATACGTTGGGCTTCTGCAAGTGCAGCTTGCTTTGCTTCGAGTTCCCTAAGAATGCCTGAGATATTGGTCCAGTTTGTAACAGCTTCTTTTAGAGCAGCAGACTGTTCTGCTGTAGGGGCTAGCGTATTTCCAATTTTTCTTTGGTTAGCCCTAGCTAACTGAAGTTGTGCCTCTGCTTCTGCTTGTGCTTTTTTAGCAGCAGCAATAACTGGGTCTTTTGTTCCAAAACTAAGTTTGTCTAAAGCAAGTTGTGTGTCTTTTATAGAATTTTGAAGACCCTTCAATGCTTCGCTATATGCGTCTACACTCTCAGCAGACTTCTTTGCACTGTCTCCAGTACGCATAAAATATGCACCAATAGCAGTGACCAGTGGGATAGCAATACCAAGACCAGTGCTAATAGCAATCAGGGAACTGACGGACATCCCCAAAGTCCCAGCAAGACTCGGTAAAACACCGACTAATTGTGTTGCTTGTTGACCAAAAGCAACCATCCAGTTAGTACCAGATTGTACCTGAACAAGAAAGTCACCTACCTGATAACCCAATTGTTGGGTAGCCACACCAAACTTATTCATGCCAGATGCAGATTGAGCAGAATACTGAGCAAACCTATTCCCAGCTTGGGCAATACCACTTTGGAAGTTTTGATATTCCATATTAAGTGATTCTACAGCGGCTTCATGTTGCTTTGTAGAGACAACACCAAGCATATGTGCTTGACTAAGCTCTACAAGAGACCTCTCGTAAAGTTGAGAAGAAGCATAGATTTGATTATATTTTAGACGAAGACGTTCAACTTCATTCTCTATAGCACCAAAGCCAGCTCCACCAGATGTAGCAGAGCTTTTAGTAACACCAACAAGATTATTGAAGTTCGAAGTAAAAGACTTGGAAGCCCTGTCAATATTGCTTAGAACCACACCAAAAGCACTGGCACTATCCTTAGCAGACTTATACGAATTACTTACCCCAAGGTTGGTGTTGATTAATTCTTGGTTAGCACGAACCGTATCACGAAGAAACTTTGCATCTTTTGCAGATTGTGCAGAAGCCCTAGCAAAGGCTTGTTCAAAGATAGAAGCACTCTTTGTGGCTGAATTAAACGAGTTCCCAAGTTCTGCCAACTCTTGTTTAGCAGTCTTAATCTGAGAACTATCAACACTAAAGCCAATATCAACTAGATCGACCATTGATAACCCCCATATAGACAGAATCTAATTTCTTAATAACACCAACTTCCCATGTGGATAGTTGACTTCCAGTTAGTTGTTGCCAATAGGCAATCTCAGTGTAGGTAAGTGGCAGGGGTCCATTGAAGCCTTGACCACGGGCAGGGTGCAAACTAATAAAGGCAGACCAGACATATTCCATTAGTTCGGGGAACTGTGGTCCCTGCAAAGCTAGTGGTGTTTGTCCAATCTGCCTTTCAACTACTTCCAAGTGTTCCCTTTCGGAAATACCATCTTTGTCAGCAAGACTTAGTTTGAAGTCCCATTCCGCATACTCATATAGGTCAGAGGCTATTTCTTCAAAAAAGAGGTATAATCCTCTTGAGCCTCAATGACCTGATCTTTGAGCCACGGAAGTTTCTGATAAAGGTCAGACGCTTCTGCCACAGAAAACTTCAAGGGCTTCTTGTTAAAGATCAAGTCCCAATCTTTTGTGGTCTTAGCAATCATCTCAACAGATGCAAGGTCAATCTCTTCAGCAGTGAAGGTAATCTTCTTACTCTTCTGTGCTTTCTGGATACGCTTGTTGGTCTGTTCATGGATAGCAGCCTTATACTCTTTCGAGTGGGGTGCATATACAGTGACTGACATCTCAACACCATCATCCTTCATCAAGACATCATCAGTAACTGGATGCTTGAGGATAACAGTGATAGTGTCAGAGGTAGGTAGTAGATTAGAAAGGTCCATGTCGGGGATGTCCTTATAGGGTTAGAGTTACTATGACTAATCATCAATACCCTTTAGGATCAGACATCCTTATATGGGTATATCGGCGGGGGCAAACCTAATAACTATATGGGTGTTGGTCATGCCCATGTCAAGGGGTAAACGAAAATAAATATTGTACTTGTGTCGGATAGTGAAATTCGGGACAGGACTTCTGCCCGACACAATCATCCTGTCCCTACCCCTTGTTTAAAGGGGATGCTTGGATCAGGTGTGACGGGTCAACTTCAGGTTTGTTGCTTCCGTGGTGTCAAACAAAGCCACGAAGGGCAAGCTGATGACACGAGAGCCAGTGCCACCAACAGGAACATCAGCAGCGTTGATCTTGATACGGGGGAACATGAAGGTCATGCCAGCAGTCGTATCTGGGCTATCAACCTGAACTTCAAAGGCTGTCTCAGTCTCATTCAAGAAACGGTTGATCAGCGTGATGTCTTCAAAGTAAGCAGTGATAGTGCCTTCAACCGTAGCCATACCATACTCAAGTTGTGGTGTGGTAGCAGAGCCAATCACATAGGTGGCGTTGAATGCGTTATCAATCGAGAAGTCAATGCCCGTGATGATAGCGATAGAAGCTAGGGTACCACCAGCATCAGCGATCTTGATTGTGCCCGAATAAGCATCGAAAGGCTTGTTCACAGCAGCGGCAGTCAGGGTTGTGGCAGCAGTGGTCAAGGAAGCAGCCATATCCTTGCCTACGAGCGAGAAGGTAGTCTGAACCATGCTATTTGGCTTGATAGAGATGCCCATCTTAGATACAGCCATACCCGTGAACAGACGGAAGGCATCGGTGCTGCCAGTGTCGTTAGCAGAATCTTCAATGGAGAAAGACTTCAACGTAGTTCCGACTTTAAGTACGTTCGTAGAGAACGCATTCATAAAGGCACTCTCAATGAAAGCATCGTAGTTAGCTGCACCAGTGGTAGTTCCACGAAGGTCAACTACAACATCACCACCAGCAGAACGGTTGCCATGACGGTC